CTGGCGGTCTTAGTGAAGCTGCTGGCCGAGTAAGCTGCTTCACCGGACGTGTCTGCCACATGCAAACGAATGAACGTGGCCAGGTTCTCATCGAGGTAGGGCAGGTCGTCAGACGCCGTCAAGAATGTGGCATTTTCCGCTGCAGGGTCGAGTAACACCTCAGTGTGCGTTTCGAGGTTGACTGCAATACGGTAACCGCTCTGGACGCCGGACAAAAGGCCAACGAGGTAAGAAGTTCTAGCTGGAACGTCAAGGAACATAACTCGGATGACGGGCGAAATGCCATCCTCAAGGTGCAATTTGACGCCACCAGTAACGTACAGAATCCATCGAATATCGGAGATGATGTACCCACGGAACTGAGAGTATATGCCGCCGCCTCGAGTGTCAACGTAGTACGTGTTGGTGCCCACTCTACCTTCAAATTGGTATTCCACAATGCTAGTGAGGCCGTCTCCGTTCTGCAGTTCAAACTCGATTGTGAACTTGCAATCGCTACCGTCGAATGACACTTCCGCGTTGATGCAAGCATCACCGAAGAGCATATGGCGGTTGCAGTCGCAATTCGTCGAGAGCTGCCACATAATCGTGTTGACGTTAGCAATAGGAGTGGTACCCCAGAAGGAAGCCAAGTCTGGGCTGAAACCGGCAGCGAGCGCAGTGTTTTGGTCCTGCCCCGTAGCCGTCAAAGCGAAAGGCTGCTGTGGGAAAGGATAGGTCGAGCAGCGATCCTTCGACAACACACCGGCGTTCGGCACGCGAACGATGTTTGGGTTCTGAGCATCGTTGGTCGTGAAGCGTTTGACCAAGTCTGGAGGATCTGAGGCCGTGAAGTTGACGATTCTGTGCGGCTCAGGACCGATCGTAACAATGGGACATCGACGACCTTCTGCGACTGGTGCCACTTTTCCAGCTATCAAAGAGGTGGGCGCAATATTCACCTTAGCAAGTTCTAGCATGAGTTGTGAAGTGACTGCAACATTAGTTCCTGTGACGGCGGCTGGAGCTGAGATAGCCAACGAAGAGTAGAGAGCGGCACACGCAGTTGACACCTGTTCTGGGTCGCGGTCAGGTGCGATGTACCCCATAACCTTCCACACCCCTGTGGACGGGTTAATAGCATACAGCACTGCTCCTTTGTACGCAGCATGGATGGGCACGCCGATAGCAAGGATATCACCAGTCGTGTAACCTCCATCGCCACTGTTTGGCACAGGCAAAATGGCATTGCTCGTAGTTTTGATCACAAGCGACTCGCCACGCGAACCAAATCTCTTCGGGTGGACTATGCGCCCTTCGATCACATCAGCGACACACTTAGCAGCCTTCTGCAACGTTGAACAAGGCACATCGAAACCCATCTCCGCCGCGGCCTCGGCGAAGGACTGCGCACCAAAGTTCGATGCAGTGAAAGATGAATTCCGCTCAAGGGCAGCGATACGACGGTCAATATTCGTGAGAGTATTTCGTCCGGCCGTATCAGCCTCGCCGTTCGCAACGCGGGAAGCCTGAACAGATTCGCGCATGGCAATGAGACTTGGAGGAATTTTTTCACCAGCAGCGCGTCTAGGTGCCTGCTGATTTGGAAGCACCTTTGGTCGGGTGCGTGTTTTCTGCTGTTTAGCGTCGGCAGATTGGACAGTTGCTTGTTGTTGGGACATGCGGATCAGTTGTTTTACAAGCTTTACAACCGCCGCAGAGGCGGCGGACTAGAAGTGGGCCGTCACAAGACGCTGTACAATCATAAGATTGCGCAGCTTCTGCGATGGAGTGTTCGTGAGCCTGAAAAGCAAATCAACAGCAAAAGCAGTTTGGTCTGGACTGCTGCCAAAGCGGCGGAGTCGTGCGGAGCACATGTTGGCCAAGTGCTGAGGGTCCCTGAAACGTTTCATAAGGTCGTGTATGGCTTGTTTCATCTCGTCAAGCTCACCCAAATCCTCACCGTAAGGTTTGCTCAAAAACTTTGCAAGAAGCCGCACAGGATCGGAGTAAACACCTTGAGCGTCCATGGTTTGATGGCAGAAAACAACTGCGCCTGGCTCATAACTGACCTTGAGCGGAACACGAAACTGCGTAATCACAGTTCCAACAGGCAAATCGTAGTCGGTGAACGACGCGCCACCATCGTCACCCGCAATCATGACAACGGCCTGTGCCATGACCTCATCGAACCTGACCACACTCTTTACATCCTCGTAAATGGCCGAAACAAGGTTGAACAAGCTCCAGAGGCAATTCCAGATGAAAGTCCAAGGACAGCCAGAAGCTAGCTGACCGGCCACAGTGCTCTTGAGAGTACCGTCCCGAGTACGGCAGTGCCATGTA